CTGTGGACGTATTCCGACATCACGAAGAACGCAATACTCGCATCAAGTCCGGCAGGCAACAACGATGCGGCGCAGTTCAATGAAACCACCGTAAACACGATTCACCGGATCTCGCAGTTCATCACCGCAGCATCAGGAGCGGTAACGATTAGCGTCTGGGCAAAGGCAATTGACCCGACAACGCCGCGTCGGCTGTATGTGAATGCAATCGGATTGATAGGGTGCGGAGCGTTGTTTGACCTTGATCCTGCTGTGCAAACCGGGGCAAGCGGTACTGCCGTCAATGTTGCAGGAACTGCTCCTAACAGAGCAGGGACATGGGTGAAGTACCCGAATGGCTGGTACAGGTGCAGCATCGTCGGTACATATGTCGCGGCAGCAACCATATATCTTCAAGTGAATCGCGCATCATCCACCGTGGCAACCGATGACACATATTCGGGATCGACGGCAAATGGGCTGATGCTGTACGGATTTCAGACCGAACTCGGCTCCGGCGCATCCTCGTACATCCCGACCGGGGCAAGCACGGGGAGCAGGGCGGCTGATTCGTGCTATCTGACCGACTTCGCTGGCTGGTCTGCTGGTGGAAACTTCAGCACGACAGAAGGAACGCTGTTCGTCGATCAGGCGGTCACGTTTGTCGGAACGGCGAACTACCCAATCGGTGGATTCAGCACATCAAACACAGCAGGAAGTCGTTTCGGGTGGCAGTACCGACAGGGAGATTCTCCGCAGGGTTATCGTGGTCTGGTCAATGCTGGATACGTCTATGAACTTCCAATCGGAGCGGGATGGAGCATTCCAGCCGGAACGACCAGATTCCGACACGCAATGTCCTGCGGTGGCGGAACGAGCGCGTTCCTTCGTCAGTCGTTCAAGAGTTCTGCAGCAACTGGTGCGCCAACGCAGAACAACTACAGCGATACATCAACGCTGAACATCAGCGGAGTCGCAGCATTCACGCTCACGCAATCGATATTCACGGCATCCGTGAGAATTGCACGGGTGAAGTACTGGCCTCGCGCATTCACGCTTGCCGAACTTGACGCATTGACGAACTAATCATGGACTACCTACTCCGCTCAACCACCGAGTCCGACCTCGACGATGCCCTCATCGCCGCAGGGCTTGCCGAGGAAGTCACCGACGAGGACGGCGAGGTCATGGTGCTGCCCGTCACGGGTGTCACGCTCGACCGAATCGGCGCGATCCCTCCCGTCATCGACGAGGAGAACGTGGTGATTCGCCCCGGCGACAACCGCTACCACGCGAACCTCCGCGTGTCGTTTGAGTTGACGAAAACGCAGGAGGACGAGTTGCCGACGTTTGAGCCGATCCCGACGATCCCGTATCGCGTGTTCATATAAAGCCATGACAATCGAAAAGACGAACATCAAGGTAAGCCTGTCCACGGCGAACTGGATCGCGCTCTGCGCGATTGCCCTCACGCTCGTCGGAATGCTCCTTCCCGCGTATCTCAATCACGACCGCCTGCTGATGCAGGTCGTGACGAATCAGGACAGCATCAGCAAGCGCCTCGACAAGATCGAGGAGAAACTGGAAAGGCACGACCGATGAGCGACATCATCAAGAACTCCTCGTGGAAGACCACTGGCGCTGGCATTGCGGCGATCCTCGTCGCGATCGGCGCTGTTCTCACCTCCCTGACCGACAACGACCCGCTGACCGTCCCGGACTGGGGTTCGCTGGCCGCTGCGTGCATTGCTGGCGTCGGGCTGATCTTCGCCAAGGACAACAAGAAGGCCGAGTGACGTGTATGACCTCGTCAGAGCCATCGTCATGTCGCTGCTGCAGTGGGCGCACTCCGTTCTTCCCAGACGAGGTTCGGGGGTTGACGCTCCTGCTGATCCTTCTGTGCTTCGTCGCGGTGGCTCTCGCATTCGCGACTGGCTGCACGCGCACGGTGCTGGTAAGCGAGAGCAGCCCGATCAGGATGGGGCCGCAGGTGCGGGGCAAGGTGTACGTCAAGACGGCTGACGGCTGGCAGTTGGGCGACAACGAGGTTCGCATCCCTGAAGGCTGGTACTGCGTGCCGCCTTCGTTCGTGGAAGAGGACAAGTAATGGCGATCAAGTTGCAGATCCGTCGCGGCACCGCGTCCAACTGGACGAGTTCCAACCCGACTCTTGAGTCCGGTGAGATCGGCTACGAAACCGACACCGGGAACGTCAAGATCGGTGACGCGACGACCGCGTGGACTTCGCTCGGCTATGTCTCCAGCACCTACCCGCAGGTGGCTGTGTCCGGCACGGACATCAACGCAGCCGGGTACAGCGTGCAGGGTCGGTATCCGATCGCCACGACGGTCACGTCGAATGTTCCCGCTGGATGGACGGCGTTGACCGACGGCCCCGGCGTCCTGCACGTCACCAAGTTGTCCGGCGGCACGATCGCGCAGTTGCTCGTCTCGACCAAGACGCAGAAGGCGTTCGCGCGCGGCTACGACGGCAGCGCGTGGACGACGTGGGTGGCGGTCAGCCAGTATGCGGGGAGCATCACGGTCACGGAACTTGCCAACGACGCCGTCGAGACGGCGAAGATCAAGAGCGCGACCGGAACGAGCGACGGTGTCACCGACGCGAAGTTGCGCCACTCGACAGCAACATCCGTCATCGGTCGCTCCGCAAACTCGACTGGCGCTCCCGCCGACATTGCGGCAGGATCTGATGGACAGGTGCTTCGACGTTCAAGCGGGGCGCTTGGATTTGGAACGATCGTAAATGCCAACGTCGATGCTTCCGCAGCGATTGCGTACAGCAAGTTGGCGAATCTCGGTGCTGCTGGAGTTCTTGGCGCAACCGCTGCTGGTGCAGTTGCAGCACTTACGAGTGGATCAGGTGGTACTGCCAAGACGGCCCTTGGTCTTGGAACCGCTGCATATGACGATAGCGGCACGTTCCAGCCAATTCTGTCAGCGTCATCTGGCGTTGGTCAGGTCATTATTAGGAGCGGAGTCGGTGGTGTTGCTGGTGGACCATCTCTGTCTGTCGGCGCAACCGGACAAAGTTGGATTGCAATCGTGATGAACGTAAAAATTGATTCGATTGCCAGCGGTGGAAACACCGGAACACAATCAGTAACAGTCGTTACTGCTGCAACGTCATATTCGCCTCCATCTAGTGGCTGGCTCACCATCGTTATTGGTGTTCGGCTCTCCTGATGCCATACTCCCCGGTCACACTTCCGTATCGCGGCGTCAGCGTGGATTCCTCGTATTCCGCGCTGCCTCCGGGCTTCACCGCGCAGGCGATGAACGTGATCCCCTACGACGCCTACAAGGGGAAGTTGCGGCTCGGCCAGCGCAGGCCGCTTCTCGGGGCGTACCAGTTCAACACCAGCCCTACGGCTGCGACCCGCGAGGTGCAGGTGATCCTGCGCGCGGATGCATACGTCAGCAGCACGCTGACCCAAAGGTGCATCGTTGTTGCTGGCGGAGAGGTCTACGTCATCGACAACGGTGGCACTGCGACACGATGCACACGCGGTGCTGGCATCAACGCCATGAAGTCGTCGGGCCATATTGGCGCGGCTGTGTTCGGGCAGTACTGCTACTTTGCGGACGGCGAGTTCTATCGGAAGGTTGACATCACTAATGCGACTCCGGCAGTCTTGGATTGGACGCACGCAAACGGCCCGTACAACTACATCGGCAGCGGTGCAGATCGAGCGACTTTGCTTGTCCGATTCGGCGGTCGTCTTGCCATGTCCGGACTGAAGTCCGCTCCGAACAACTGGTTCCTGTGCCATATCAACGACCCGGACGACTGGCATCCGAGTGCTGGCAACATACATGACGCTGTTAATGGCGTGTCCTCGACGCGATTCGGCGTTCCCGGTGAGCCGATCGTCGCGCTCGTCCCTGTTGGCGAGAGCGGCCTGCTGTTCGCCGGACGGCACACGATGACCTACCTGACCGCCGACCCGGTGGTGACGGATGCGCGGCTGATCGAACTGTCGCGGTCGGTCGGCATCGTGTCCGAGCGAGCATGGTGCGCGTCCGACGCGCAGACGATCTACATGATGGCGCAGGACGGACTGTACCGCGTCCAGCCGAACGACTTTCAGGTGACGAAGAGCGGTCGCATCACGAGCGGTCGCCTCGACACCTTCTTCCAGCAGCAGAAGTTCGACGCCCTGAACTGCGTGCTTGGCTACGACGCGGAGGCGCAGAACGTCTACTGCATGATGTCGCGCACCGACCTTCCGGCAAGCAGCGTCCACCTGCTCTACAGTCAGGCGACGGATGCCTTCTGGCCGATCCAGACCGGGTGGCCTGCGTTCCATGCCCCGACCTGCTGCGGAGACTTTCCGTTCGGTGACTCCCGCGCCCCGATCCTTGCCTTTGGCAGCGAGGACGGCTACATCGGGTGGTTCGACCGCGACCTCGTTTCCGGCGTGGACGGTCAGGCGGCGGTCGGGTACAAGGCGATCAGCGACTTCACCGTAACTAACGATGAGGCTGCTGCGCAGAAGATCACGAGCAGCCTGACGTTCGGCCCTGTCCTTCAGCCCACGCTTGGGCAGGTGATGATGAAGGACGTGCGCATCGAACTGACGATGGACGAGCCGATCGAAGAGGATGCGTTCAACAATCCGACGGAGCGCCTGTCCGGCCCGTTCGCATCGATCCTGTCCGGTCAGACCGCCGAGGAGGCGATCGGAGAGAACATCACCTCCGTGACCGTGACCGAGGATCCCGACTTCCCGGAGGTTCTGGTGGACGCTGGGAACCAGCCTGCGACCGGGAATCCGACGTTCACGACCACCTACGACTGTGGCGTCTACAACACCTCGTGGTCTACGGCGACGGACAAGGCGCTTGACCTGTTCTACGAGACGGAGATCGCCGG